CAAGAGTATATCTACCCTCGTTAAGATGTTCCTGTTCCCAGTTCAACTCCAAGGACCGTTTTTGTTTGTACAGGTCTTGTAAGTGTTCCATCTTTGACCTCCTCAAAAGTCAACCATTTTTTAGTCAAACTATAAAAATTTGACTTCTCCCAAGTTATATCATTTTTTCCCAGTTTGTCAACTATAGCTTTTTCTAAAGACTCAGCCTCATCTAGTGACCGAACATTGAATTCAGTTATATATCCGTGGGCTCTGATTTTAATTAAGAAATTCTTCATGGTTTTTTTATCTTTCATAAAAAATAGGGCGGTTTTAAGGCCGCCCTATTTAAATAGTTTATTACTGATTAAGCACCTGGTGATGCAAAAATACCTCTAGGGTCAGAAACGCCAAAAACGTATCTTTCTCTAGCTTTGTATCTTACATTGCCGGTATCAAAGTCCCCTTCCATCTTAGTTGTAAGAGGTGCTCTGTTAAAGTGCTTCATACCATTAGGAACATCTGTAATGATAAACCACGCATCACTATCAGTTAAATAATTATTAACTGAATATCCTTGAGGAATCATCCCCATAGATCTGATTGCGTTGATATCATTATCAGCTGTCTGCGTTCTACCTTGAGATTTCATCAATCTCTCAGCAGTAAATTGTAATGCAGAAGGAACAATCATCTTAGTTCCTTTTGCAGCAATTTTTAAACCTCTTTCATCAGTCATAGCAGCGATATCAATCAATGCTTGTTCTAATGAAGTTTCGTTTAAATCAGCAGCTGTTGCTAATGTATTACTGAAAGTTCCAGCAAGTGTAGGGTGAGAACCGTTAAATAAAGTTACGTTATCTCCAGAGAGATATGTACCAGTTGGCATTCCATTGTTTAATGGAGCTACGCCTTTAACTTGTTTTGTGCTCGCCATAGATCTTGCTAGTGCTTTTGTGTATCTAGAAGCAATTCTATCGTACAGGTTATCTTCAATAGCTTCCTCAGTGATAGCAAAAGCGAGAGCAACTGTCTCGTTAGTGTATCTAGCTGTGAAAGTTTCTTGCGCATTATCAAAAGCTACGCCAGAACCTTCTGGTTTTACTCTTGCCGATGCGAAACCTGACAACATAACTTCTTCTTCAAAAGCTCTGTCAGATGACTCAGTAGTATAAATTTCAGAAGTCTGATTTTCATACTGTTTGTATTCCAGGCCGAATAAAGCATTCAATCCTGGCTCTAGTTCTTTAACTAGTTGGTTTCGTGATATAGCCATAATTTATCTCCTTATATACCTACTACGTTGTTGCCTAGAATATGACTCGAAAGCATAACACGCCAGATGCTTCCTGATGCATCTAATGTATTGTTTTCGGTATCTCTAGTTATTCCGATCAACTTTAACTGATTTACAACAGCTGTCACAGCGCCGATTGTGTAGCCCGATAAAAAATTAGGGGTTCCAGAACCGCCTGTTGCTACTATTGGTGCAGTAGCTCCTGCGTCAGCCTGAGTAAGTGTCGTTATTGTTGTTCTCATTTCGTACATCTGCTGTGGATTGTCATTTACTAGACAAGTCATATCAGTTGCAGCGTTATTGGGCGCATATTGCGACCAAGTCGGCTTGCTTGTACTTGGGTCAGTGTAGAAACTGCCGTTTAATGAACCTAGTTGATTTAGCACCCCGGCACCTGCCGTTCCTACGGTTGCGTAACCTGTAGCTGCTAATAATACTAAGTCCTGATGGTTGATTGCAGTAGTTGACGCTGCTTTCTTCCATTCTCCTAAACCGCCGTTATTATCACTTTGACCCACCATTCTAATTGGTCTTAAACCGAACCCGGTTGTAGATTGATTAGCCATATTTTTCTCCTTATGTAAAACTACTATATGTAGTTCTACTGTTATTGTTAAATCGTTGGTTAGGATCGTTAAAATTTTTTAACTATCGTTTGCCACCGAAGGTACGAGACTGCTTATCGATATCGATAGGCATTCTATTATCCTGTTCCTTCATAAGATCGTTATCTACTGCGTCAACCTGATCTTGAGCTTGTTTTTGAAAATAAGCTTCACGTTGTCGCGCGATCTCTTCAGGTACCCTTGTCAGCACAAGGCCTCCGTGACCTATAACCCCAGCGTATTTGCCGTCCGTGATAGCGGGAAATGATCCATCTGGATATTCATCCGTTCTTACTAATTCATACCCGGACCTTAATCGTCCTTGTACATTTTTAGTATCGGGAACTCCTAACGTTTCAATCCTGACCCATCTGTGTCGGTATCCGTTTGGCGCGTTGGGCGTATCTAAGTAACCAGGTAGAGTCCAAACTTTTGTTTGCATTTTAGGCGTAGCCTTTGATGCTTGTGTTTCAACTTTCGTTGAATCACTTTTATTCGTTTGGCTCGCACGAGTTGGTTTATTATTTGTCATATGCTTATACCTCCTTCGTGATTAATTGTTTTGCATACTCTTCTAATGGCACACCTAGTTTTCTTGCTATTGTAACCTGTGATGATGTGAGCTTCACAGTTCTGCGACCAGTCTTTGAACTACGCGTTGCAGAAGCAACGTTTTGTGTAGGTTTACTCGTCTGTTCTGTATTTGTTTTACCAAATTTATGCGGAAAGTCAAGACGCATTCTTTTATCTATTTCCTCATAGTATTCGTCCGACTGAGGATCTAAACCCTCTTCTTCGGTAATTTTTCTATGTAGATCAAATGCAGTATATGTCATTGCATTATCTTTACCAAACCACTCATTTCTACTAGCCCAATCATCTGCTTTAGGATCAGCTGGTGGTGCAGGTTGAACAGGTCTTGGTTGAAGAGTTGGTCTAATTGCTGCTTCCTTATCTTGCATAGCATGTCTTGTTTTAACCTCTGCTAATTTACCTTGTTCATAACCCAATTGAGAAATTGAAGTTAATGCTTCTACTTCAGATTTGGAATCTCCTTGTTCTCTTGCAATAGATAATTTTGATTGAGCTGCTGAAAGAGAAGAAGCTATTCTTCCTTCCATTTCTTGAGTATAGTTTCTATCTAAACTTGTAGCTGCTCTACCTAATTGATCTCTTTCAGATTTAACACGCTTAGCATAATCAATGGCTTCTTCTTTTTGCCTTTCAGCCTCACGCATCTTTTTAGTTAGCTTGGCTATTCTTTTCTTAACCCCTTCACTATATTCTTCAACATCTTTCGAGTTGTCTTTTTTCTTATCACTCTTTTCTTCAGAAGGCTTTGGTACAACTTCTCCCCCTTCATTCTTTTCAACTCGAACATCCAACTGCTCATCAGATTTCTCAGATGCGTCATCGGACTTAGTATCGTCTTCAATAATTTTCTCATTCGTATTCTCATCCGTATTCTCATTTTTATTATCCTTTTCTTCTATAATGATTTCAGCACCAGGGCCTTTATCATCAATGTCTATTGTTTTTTCTTCACCGTCTGTTGGCATAGTTTTCTCCTATGGTTATTAAAATTCGTGGAATATATCTTCAGGGTTTTCCACGGTCGCTAAAACTTCATCATCGTTTAAAAGTCTTACCTCACCCCCGTCTATTTTAATTCGTGATCCAGCATATCTTGCAAAGATAATCCAATCACCTTTCTTACACCATGGACCCTCAGGATATCTTTCTTTATCATAACAATGAGGTCCCATTTCTAGTATTAAACCACAAGTTGACGCTACTTGTGATCTTTCTATTGTTGTATCTGCTAAGTGAACTCCGCCTTTAGTTTTACTTTTTTGTTTAAATGGTAAGACTAAAATTCTCCAACCTGTTGGTTGTGGTAACTTACCTGAATCTGATTTAATTTCTTTTTTATCTTTGTTCTTAATACCTACTAATGTTTTATTAGGTAACTCAATCTTTGAGTTTTGTGTTGAGGTTAATAATTGTTCCTTCATTGTCTTTTTGCTCCTTTTTATCTAGCAGGCTGGATATCTCCTGACTCATATATTGATACGTTCGTATCTGCCCTATCATATACTGATATTTTTCCATAGTGTCAACCCCTCCTGAAGCTAACGAAGAAACTATATCATCATGTCTTAGTTTAATTATTCTCTGTATTTTTGTTATGTAACCTATGTCTTCCATTAGCCTTTCATTTTTTTTACTTTATATTTATACTTCTTAGCCCACTTTTTTGCAAGAGCAGGTTTAAATTTAAATAAAAATCTTCTTTGCTTTGAAGATTTAAACGGCAAAACTATGTGTCCATAGTTTTGACAGAAGAATAAGCTTTTTTACCTGATGCTTTTTCCATACCTTTAGATTCATCTCTTCTTGCTTTTAAGCTTTCAGATTTTTTGCCATTTCTAGCACCTAAAGATTCGTCAAGTCTATCGTTGTATCCTTGTTCCTTACCAGTTTTTCCACTTTTGTAAGGGAATCTTACTTTGTAAGGTCTGTTTCCGAAATCATTTCTCATATTTTTCTCCTTGTTATTTTCCTTTTATCAGATGTGTCGCCTTAAGTCCATAGACGCTCGCAATTACTCCCAC